CAGCAACCAGTAGAACGAGACTTTGAGTTGACTGAATAGCAATGACAGAATGAATAGAGAAAGACTACAAGATAAAATAAAAACAATGTCCGATGAAGTAGGAGACATTGAAAATGAAATAAACTTGGCGAGAACGCACGCTTTTAAATATACGATGTTTGTCAGTAGGCTTAGAAAACTCAAAAAGATAACAAATAAAAAATTAAAAGCGTTGAATTTTATTTATTATTGCAGAACAGGAAGATTTCCGGATGGATGAATTAACAATAGTGACCGTCGAGAATGGATTTATAGTTGTATTTTATGATGCAAAAGACTTAGTAAGCAAAGCATTTGCATTTGAGACACCAGAATCATTGTCGATACAAATCTTAACCTGGGCGCGTGAAGAATATGAAAAACAGGCGAGCGAAGATGGGAAACAGGCGACCGAAGATGAAAATTGATAAGATTTTAAATATTTTGAGTGATGAGATGATAATAAGTAATTCAGAATTGGTATCATCAAACAATTTTGTACTTGTGTCATCTGACAATTTTGTATCAGTCTCAACAAATTAGGAAAATATCATGGCAGCAACAGAACATCCAATTGCAGTAACTATAGCAGACATGGAAACTGATATGCTTAATGCAAATTTAGGAAAAGTAAAAAGTTACACAAATGCAACTAAACCCACGCCTGCAGTTTTTGGAGTCGGGCCAATCTGGATTGATGGTATTGAGTACTGGAGCGATGGTATTAGCTTTAGTATCGCTACCCCCACAACATTTATTCCCAGCACAGGTGAAAGAAGCACTGAGATACAAGCAGAAATAGATAAACTTGCGGCTGCAAATGGAGGAAGTATAACCTTTGCTGCGGGTAATTACTTGATAGCTTCAACTTTAATTATTAAGCAAAATGTAAGTCTGATTCTACAGTCTGGTGCTGAGTTCTATGCTGATACAGATATAACTATAGTAAAGATAGCTTTCAATGGTGCAAAGCTTTCAGGTGGTAGAATACGCAGCACTCTACTGTCTTCCATACAACCACTAATCCTTATCCAGTCAGATAACTCTATACCTGGATTCGATAGGAAAGTCACGACAGGTATATTTAACAAGACTAAAGTTGATAAGCCATTCACTTCTACAGGTAGAGTTGGTACAGGTATAAAGCTTGTAGCAGATAGTACAGCAACAGCATCTAGTTACATAAACTATATATGTATTGATGCTGTTATTTCAGATATGGGGAATGGATTACATTTATATTGTAATGAATTATCAGGTGGGCTTGCATTTATAAATGGTAACTTGTTCTATATTAATTATGAGGATTGTATAAATTATATAGTTCTAGAAACTGCAGGTACTGGTATTCCTGCAATATCTGCCAATCAATTTATCGGCAATAATATACAAGCCGACGCACAATCTATAAAAGCTATAAAATGTGTAGCCTCGAATTATGGTACTATAACTAGGAACATATTTTCTCCTTTTATTGTATGGGATTGGAATGTGGCAGCTGACCCTATCGCTGTATCTTTTCCTGTTGGGACTGTGGATAATACTATTCACTCATTAGACTTAACTGAGACATTAATTGATATTAACAGAGATGATAATACGCTATCTAGTCCTCTCATCATTAGAAAAAATATAGATTCTGTAAATAGTATTGTCAACTTACCGACGCCCTCTCTGTACAGAGGGGAAACTATATACTTAGATGATCCTAATTTTAGAGGTACTGTAATAAGTACAGGAACTAGATGGACTACGTTAGTAGGTGCAGAATTAAAATCTACACTATCCTCAGCGCAAATGCTTAATATATTTGATATGGTAGCAGGCACGTTCTTCCAGACGCCTTTCACATCAACTGCTGGAGACTTGGCTTTTTTATCTACTGATGTGGATATTACGTTAAATCAGGTAAACATCGCAAACACATTTGTGGATGATGACGTTGTGCGTATTACTTCTACTGGTGCAGTTATGACAGGGATTACTGCTGATACTGATTACTTCATTACAGCAAGCACCTCTACCAGCTTTAAATTATCACTTACCCGAGGCGGTGCAGAAATTGATCTAACTGCTGCAGGCAGTGGTAACTTAACAGTATCTCCAGCTTTTATACTGGACTTGAGCGCGGGTATTATGGGAGGCAAGTTCCATTTTATGAACTATCTAGCGAATAAAAGTGTAGTATTAAAAATAGGTGCAGGCAGGGCATTTAGTATAAATAGTGTAAAACAGGCATCAAATAAGCAAATTTTAATGGGTAGATTCTCTCAGTTTAAGCTCGAGTTTGTAGAGAATAATAATGCTGATTTCACACTACTGCAAACACCTTATTCCGTAGTTTAAATAAATATAGGAAAAGCAGCAAAATGAAAAAACTACTTTTAATTACACTTCTATTATCCGGCTGTTCAACAATGAGAACAATGGATTCAGAATCATGCGTCTATCTTGCAAGTCCTGAGAATGTCTATGAAAATTATCTTGTCTTTAATAAACATAGTGATATTGATTTGGGATTTACTCTTCCTGTTGACACACCTGTCGATGTCAAAATAAAAACGCTAATAGACAAACAGTTTAAAGCATTGCAGCAATTAGCCAATCAAAACAATATTGCCGTAGCAACAGCTTTCAAGACTATCGGTATGGTTGCGAGTCTTAATCCATGTGACAAAGGATCAATCGCTGAAGCATTTAAAACAATGCAGATGGCTATTAAAACAATGGGCCGAGTTAAATTACATGAATAAAATTATTATTTTGGCTATGTTGTTGACTGGATGCGCTACTAACAAACTGCACAGCAGTAATGACTGCGTTGTTTTAATAACTCGTGATGATGCTGTTAACTCTTTGTGGGAGACAAAACAATCAATCATGATTCCAGTTACTGTAAAGTGTGGACTGAGCGCTAAAGATTGCGATTTGAAGCTGGATAAATCTGTGGATTTTTTTACGCATGACCCGCTGACAATGGAGTGTTTATGATTGGGTATTCATTTATGCTTTTAGCAGGTATTACGGTTGCACTTTTCTTGGCATTAAGAAGAGAATTAAAACTTTATAAAAATAGGTAAGGCAATGATCTTTTTTAATCCATTTCATAAATGCCAATCATTCGTCTGCTTCGAAGATAATTTTTATTATTGTGAAAAATGCCATAAGATTTATTACGATGTTGTCACGTCTAAAGCCGATGAAGATTACACAACTGAAATGCGGCGATGCAATAAAGAACAATCAGCAGAATGTAAAACCTGGGACAGTTATAAAGAAACATTATTAAAATATGAAACTTCACATTAAAAAATCTGAGTCTGAACAGTGCGATGCATACAATAATTGGATAGAAACAAACTACCCGACAAAGGAAAGTTGCGTTAATAAATGCAATGAAGCTGTTAGGAAAATGGTCAATTGCTTTAGTGATTTGACGGTGCAAGTTGGACGCGCGAATGGTATTTACCATTGCTGGTGTAAAGATGGCGAGGAAAATATTGTTGACCCGACCGCTAAGCAATTTGAAAAAGATATTGAATACACTTTGATAGCAAGTAGGTTTCTAAAGAAGCATGAAATTGAGCTATCGACTGGTGCAATATTTTTAGACACATAACATTATTAAAGTATGAAACTTCACTTTAAAATATCTGAGTTCTTGATTGTACCGACATTGCCGATTGAGGGCGATATTGCAGATAAAATTTTGCATCACATTGAGATGATAGAGCCTGTTCGTAGAATCATTGGTAAACCAGTTTATGTATCAAAACATTCAGGATACCGGCCCTACTACTATGAGATACAACAAGGCCGCAGTGGTGAGAGTGAACACACTTTTAAAGGATTGGGCGCAGTGGATTATACTTGCGAGAATATAGAATTATTAATCGATCTTGTTCGTAAAACAAAATACAAACGTGTTGCCTATTATCCGCTCAGTAAATTTGTGCATTGCGACTTTGGTGAGGATGCAGGGTTTTTTATTGATAAAGGAAAAGGCTGGATAAGACAATGACATATATAACGACTTGCATAAGCGGCGTAGCGTAGCGAAGTCCGACTTTATGCACTTGTTAGCCTATTTTACGGGTATGCACAACCATTGATAGAGAGGAGAACTTAACATGAATGAAAAAACACTACATAACTCTCCTGTTTCTGGAGCGCGTAAAAATGTATCTGACCTTGCCGTTGTTGGCAATGGAGATATGTTTAAGTTGCTTTGCAAAGCATCCTCGCAGCAAGAGGGTTGGATGAAAAGCACGAAAGCAATGGAGGTATCTGGCGGCTGCGTTGTGCAAGTAACAACACAACAAAGAAACCCTGATGGCTCCTACGCTGTTGCTGAAGCATTGACATTTGTTCCGAATGTTGAAGTAAAGCATGACGATGATTTTGTTGGTGGACGAAAACTAAGTTGACCGTGATGCCGTACATGGATCTTCTTGTGCGGCTAACGCTTGGCATAACAAGAGTAATAAGTATATGAATTGAAATGACTGAAACACAGAATAAGACAATGAAATACATAACGACCAATCCACAATAAACGATGTTGGGCTTTCCGATTTCAAAACCAGAAACTTTAAAACAAAAGGCAGACCAGGATCAGAGCATCTGCTTGATGAGCAGCAAACAACTTTCTTAATCACGCAGGTAAGTCGCCAATTTTAAGCCTTGAATTAAAAGAACATAATACCAAGGTAACTTGTCATAAGAGTAATGAGGAGATGATTTGAAATACATAACACATGATAGCCGCGGAAATCCTTCAAGAACGCTCCCGGTGGTATGGGTGTCAACCATAGGCATATTAGCAATTGCCTATTTAAATAACTGGAGTGGAACAGATTTAGCAGCAGCATTAGCAATACCAGCGGCATTATGGGGAACCCGTGAGTATATTAAACGGTGATATTGTGGTAAGTTGTGATGGTTATATTCAGAGTTTTGGGGATTAGCATGTACGTTCAAAACAGAAATGACGGAAGACGGTATCAGGACACACATTTTAATTTATGTGAGATGGTAAATGGTGCGTATATCGGTATTGTGCTGGGTGTGTCAATAGTTGCTATTGTTAAAATATTAATAATGTGAACATACCCAATGACCTTTTGATGAAACTGTTAGGTTCTATTCTTACAGTTTCATGGATAATAATGACGTCCTTATTCGTTTGGGTATGGAACATAGATAGAGCCGTTATTAAAACGGCTGATAGTATTGTTCAGATTCAAGAACATCAGGAATTAACTTACGATATGATGATAAAGCAGATGACATCAATTAGAAAAAAGCAGGATAGAGTATTGGATAAAATATGGGGCGGTCATGGAGCCAGATGACCAAACGCAGGATACAGGTGCGCCAATACAAGAATTGCCGCTTGAGGTTTCTGTAATTGGCGCAAATTCACAGACTAAAGAAACTGGCGTTCCAGTTATAGAATGGCCGTTTGAATTATTTGACCCACCATGCGGTTAATTATTGCTAATTTCAAGCATTTAAAACCGCGAATGACTCAGCGCTTACTGCCTGATAATTTCGCGGTTAAGTCTATCAATGTGTTTAACGAAAACGCATCAATACGCAATTGGCGCGCACCAGCCTTTAAAGTGTTACTTTCTACTACGCAAACCGTAAGGTCTTTGTATTTAATGAAGGGCGTATTATTCCTGCATTGGGACAATGACGTAGACGTAGCGCGGGTTCCGATAGCCAGTAACACTGAAGAACGAATTATCTATACCGGGTCGCTGCATGGCCGTCCGATGATAACAGATTATCCAACAGCATTAGGATCGGGCGCAGGCATCCCCCATCCAGACGTATCTTACTATGCGGGTATACCGGCTCCAGTGGGTAAGCTGGTTCCTTCAGTAACAGAAGAACCCGCGTCTGGTATACAGTTTCAATATCAGATTGCCGGCACAGTCGTTGCTCCTGGGAATACAGTAACCACAACTTATACCTATCGGTATAGATCGGCATGGGGTGAAGTGGGGCCACCGTCGCCACCCTCAGAACTTATTGCCTTTTCTGATACAGAATTTGTAACACTGATAGGATTTTCCGGTGCGCCGACAGGCGCCTACAATATAACTAAAATGGAGATATTCAGAGCTACCTCGGGTGGTGAATATCTCTATGTAGATACCATACCGATAAGTCAAACAACTTACGAGGATCACAAAACGGTTTCTGAAATAGGGCCGGATGTATTGGATTCTACAACATGGGACCCGCCGCCTATTCAGTTATTAGGAATAACAGAAATGGCTAACGGGATATTGGCCGGGTATGTAGACAATGATCTTTATTTCTCAGAACCCTATCAGGGGCACGCATGGCCAACTGATTACATCAAGACACTGGACTATCCCATAAGAGGATTAAGATCATCAGGTAACTATCTGTTTGTTGAAACAGATAACAATGCTTATGTTGTGGTAGGCAACCATCCTTCGGTGATTACCACCAACAAGCTAAAACGGTCTGAATCTATTGTTAGTCATCGGTCGTTAGTCGAGATCGAGGGAGGGGCTATGTATGCCTCGCCTAATGGTCTTGTATTGATAACACCACAAGGCGCGCAGCTTATTTCTGAAACTATTATAAGCCGGTCTTTTTGGGATGCGTTGAAACCTGAAACTATCCACGCGGTACTATATCGAGAGCAGTACGTTGGATTTTATGATTCCGGTGAAATAACAAATATTGTACTTGAAACGGGCGAGATTGTGCCACCCAAGGGAGCATTCTTCTTTAATTTCAAGACTGAAGATATCGCTTTCACAGACGAGTACGGTACAGCATCGCATAGTGAACTAGCTACCGGGGATTTATATTTTGTAAAAGATGCGGATAAAGGCGTTTATCAATGGGATGCGGACAATACCACTAAGCTGTTGGCTGAATGGCGTGGACGTGAACTGACCACAGATAAACAGCATACTATTTCATCAGCACGAATAGAGAGTGATCTGTATCCGGTAAACTTCAGTCTTTATGTTGACAGGTTTATCCGTGTTAATAATATGGCTGTTGCTAATGACAAACCTTTTAAACTCCCATCGACCTTTACCGGGCGGTACTTCTCTATCGAAGTGCAAAGCACTACGAGTAGTATCATTGCTGTCCAAATTGCTGATAACATCGGGGAGTTGGTTTAGTGTCAACAATTAATATTGACGTTCAATATTTTTATTCAGGTGATGGAACCGCAGCAGGCTCACTTGGTGGCGCTATATCGGTCAACCAACCTGTATCCGCCACAGATGGTAATCTATTCGCTAATATCAGCGCAGCGGACGCTCTTGCCGGTGGAATAGACCATTATCGCTGTCTTTACCTCAAGAATACCAGCACTAATCGGCTATTCTCAAATATTGGGATTTATTTTGAAACGGTAACGCCATCGGACGGAACAGAAGTCTATATTGCTAATGCTATATCACCTGTTAATGGTGTTGAGCCTACCTCAGCAAATGAAATTACCGAACCGGCTGGTGTTGGTGTATGGCAGCAACCGATTGCCGATTACGACACGATACCGATTGTAAATTTAGGCATAGGCGATACAATAGGACTGTGGGTTAAACGATCTATCTTTGCTAATACAGATGGACTGGTCAAAGACGATTTCAGACTATTATTGATTGGTGATAGCACCGTAGGCTCAGGTAATGCAGTCACGAAAGAAGATGATGGCCTTCTGTTCCAGGAAGACGGCTTTATTATTTTGCAAGAGTAAAAAATTATGGCAGATTCAAAGATTTCCGCATTAGTCGAACTACTAACACCTCAACCCGCTGATTTACTGGTTGTGGTGGACAATACTCCGGCGACGCCAGTTACCAAGAACGTTAAGCTTTCGAGTCTATCGCAAGCCGTTTATGGGGCATTAACTTTCGTGGGGACGGGCGTAGATCATAATCCGACTACAACTCCGGTTAAGTTGACCGATTTTGACACCGTGGGCGGGTCTAAAAATGTAACGGCTGATACGGTTGGCGATACGCTGACAGTTACCCGAGCGGGGACTTATGCCATAGATTTCAAGATTACCGCAACGGCCAATGCCGCCAATACTTACCAATTTTTTGTCAAGGTAGATAATGTGCAGCAAAATGCTTTACCTACATCACCAGAAAAAGGCGCGCTATTAAGAGAGTCTGCTCGGGGGTATATTGACCTGCCTTTAGGCACTGAAGTTTTGGATATATGGGTCTCAAGTGATGCGGCGGGCGGAGCAACGCTCATTCCTGAAGTAATAGCTTTTTCCTGCGAGCGCATCGGATCAATTTAATTTTATGTTGTGACACTTAAAACAGATAAAAATTTACCCTCAATAAGTCTGCCGATATTAACGGAGGATACACAACACCTACAACAATTCTTGCTGGATATAAAAACCAATATTGAAGGTATCCGTGCACAAGCGCTAACAGATTCGTCGATAACTGATTCATTAACTACTGCTGTAAATGCAATAGTAAGCGCCACACCAGCATCATCTACAACCCCGGTGGCCGGCGGCGGCGGATCACCCGGACAATCACCACAACAGATAACGGGTGTCACCGCGTTAGCAGGCCCTAATTTTGTATCACTCGCGTGGAACCCAGTGCAAGGGAACAGTGCGTATACTAAACTTTATCGGAATACCGTTGATAACTTTGCAACGGCTCAGGAGCTTGGTACATCGCGCTTATTGCTTTATTTCGATAGTGTACCGGCTAATGTTCCTGATGTAACAATTTATTATTATTGGCTGACAACAGTTACCACAGATGGACTAGAGGGCGCGCCCTCGGTGTCGGTTAATGCCAACCCAAGACACATTACCGGCAACGAGATAACAGATGGCACTATCGGCGATATTCAGATTTCATCTGTTGCTGCGAGTAAAATAGTTGCGGCAAATCTCGCGGCTTTATCCGCTAATCTTGGGGACGTTATAGCCGGTACATTATCCAGTACGGACGCTACTCAGAATTTTTTTATAGATTTAATCAATAAATTTATACGCATATCCGGGCCAAATGGCTATTTAAACGACGATTACCTGCAAATTCAAAACGGATCAATAGAGCAATTTGAATGGACTGGGACGGCGCACGCCCTCGCCAAAAAATTAAGTCATGTTGAAGTGGGCAATGCAGCCAATGGCGCTACTGTAACAATTCCAGGGTACTATAGAATAATTCCTGATATATTTGTATTACTCGATTCAACGCCGGTCTATCAGGCTGCAAACAGCGCCAGTGACCAAACTATACAAATGGCTGCGGAAAATGTAATAGAGAATCCTGTTGGCAGCGGGTCTTGGCAATTCGATGCAGTATCAAGACTTGTTATAGCGGCTACGAGCGGTTCGACTAATGTAAATCAGACTAATGGGCCTACTTCAGCAGCGACAATAACATCGGGGACTATTACAACTTTAGCCAATACGACAGATATAACGCTTAGTATATTAATGAGTTCTTCACGGGGTACAGGAACAGCGCCTAATTATCTTTATAGAACTGTTAGCTGGAGTATTCAATCTTCCCCAGTGGGCGCGGGCACTTGGACTACATTGGCAACAAAAAATACAGGGATAGGCGCTACCTTTGGTGATATTTCAGACAGTCAATTAGCTACGTTTACCGCTTCAGGTACTTGGGACGTGCGCGTTGTGGCGACTTACAACGACGCTGGTGGGACTTTCGCGTCTGGGTCAGGCGGGTTTATAGAAGGCCCTGGTGGAACTCGAACGGCGGCTGACATATACCAGACTTTTTCTGGTATTTTTAGTCAAGGAGACCAGCCATCAACAGGAAGCGCCTCGCAACCTGTTAATCCGGTTCTTGGTGGATTCACACCGACGCCTGGCTATTCTATATACCAAGTAACATACAGCTTTTCGTATGGCTATTATGAGGATATAAAGTGGACTCATAACACCGGATTAATAACAGGTATATCAGCAAGTTTTATACGTTCTGGAAATAGTGTTTTAGGCATACCCAACTTCATTTTTAATGGGTCTACGCAGCAGAGTACTTCAGGGTCTCCTGGTGCAAACCAGGGCATAGCAGCTACGCCCACTGTAGATACTTCAGGGAGTTACAATCCAAATTTTTACGCGGGGTCTTTAGATGAGAGTTGGGCAACCTATAGTTCATTTTATGGACATAACATGATTGCTGATTATAGATCTATTGAATACCGTATGACTAATATCCAGGCCGTTATTAAAGAGCGCAAACCTATAACGAACTCAACAACCGCGTCAAATAAGCTTATACTATCATCCTACCTTTATAACTTGAGTGGATCGACAGTATTAGGTACTGGAACACTTAACTGGATAGCAGTAGGATAAAGATTTAGGACAGACAAATGGCAAACACAAAATATTCAGGTATATTCGGCGGCGGGGGTAATCCGATAGCATCACGTGGCACGACTACTGTGATGAACCCGGATACTCTTAATCTGGACCCGCGAAAGAATTATCTAACCTTTTCTCAGGATAATATCACCAATGATAAAACAGCTGCTTTTGATGGTCTGGATGAGATATTGGCCGGGAATGACAATATTGCTAATAAGTATTCATCGCAATTAAAAAGCATAATTGGCAACTATGGAACGGCCTTTTCCACTTACAAAGGAAATATCACGCCGATCATTGCGGCGATGAGTAAAGATATTGACGCGGCTAACGCTCAAGTAGATGACTATGCAGCTTATGTAAAGAGTAAGCAGGATTCTTTTGAAAGGGGGATTCTTGTTGAACCTAATGCGACAGCCAGGCAGGAGCGTTATCGCGGCGCAGTGGCTGACCAGTACGCCGGTGCACAGGATTCATTTAGGCGGCAGCAGGCCAGTCAGGGGATAAACCCGTATCGGGATTCTAGTGCGAATAGAGATTTTAGGATTAAGGCCGCAGCGGCCAGCGCGGATGCCACCAACAGGGGCTATGAGGATTTCAGAGCGCAGCATAATGCTGACGTGCAGAAAAAGCAGGCCGCATTAGCCAAATACGCTGATCTACTTGGCGTCGGTGCTAATTTAAGAACAGGACTTGCTGGGGCCAGGGGAAGTTTACTGGATGCTCAAACAGGTCTATTTCAAGGGGAACTGGAATCCAATCGACTAAAAGCTCAAGGAATTAATAATTTGTATAAGCAGAACCAAGACCGACGCACCGAAGCATTAGAGCTGGCTAAGTATTCTGACCAAATGGGGCTGAAAAGGGCAGCAATGAAGAATCAATTATTCTTGAATACCAACCAAAGCCCAGTCTTCGAGGGCTTCAGTGGCAGCCGTCCGGCTCCTGGCTCCGGTCCTAATGGTATTATTCAACGGTCGGCCGGTAGAGCAAAGGTTTACTAAGGAAAAATTATGACAGTTTTCAGAGCGGGTAATATCGGTATTCCAAATCTTTCCAGGTCACGCGCCGGTTCAGCGCCACGACATAGAAAAAAACATCATAAAGTCGTAAGGTATACGCCGCAAGGCCCATCTCCTAGATTTATAACAGGCAAAGGGCATGGCATTTCTGATACAGATAAACTGCTCAATGTGCTGCGTGACAGAGAAGCTAACCAAACCATTGATCCAAGATACCAAAATCCAGACGGTACAATGAAGTCCGTAGCGGAAATACAACTGGGCTTTGCGAATGATGATAGAGTTCGCAAAACGCTGCACCAACGGCATCGTGTGTCAAAACTCTTTGAGTTTAGTCATGCCTTATCAGGCAGGACGCCGGGGCCTGATGGGTTTATCGACGTGTCAGACCAAATTCCAAAACTCGCTGGTGTTTTACCAGGAGTTTCGGGGGTTCGCGATTCCAGGGATGAGCAGGGCAATTTAATCAAAGGCCCGGTGAGTTTTAAGGCACGGGTCTATTCACCAGAAGGCGAGGAGCAAAAGGTCGCGCTGTTTGGCGAATATGAAGACGGGACTCTGCGTCCGGTGATGAATAAAAATCGGCCTATTGAAATACCTACATCATTTCTATTGGCCAGTGCGCCCATAGGCAAGCTATTAAAAGATCAGCAGAATGCAGATATAACTGGCGGCGGACAAGCACCTCTTTCAGAGCGGGAAAAGACCTCGATGGATTTAGAGCGTAAGACATTGGACAGTATGCGCAAATCTCAAGATAAAATTTTTAAAGCCATTAATGATAGCGATTCACCAGACCCAGCACTTGTAAAATCTTATTTTGACCAGAAGGCGGCTTTACAAAAACGTGAAGCAGCTTTCTCAAATCGCATCAATGGGTTAAATCAGTCAAACATACCCGGTGAAAAGGCCGTTACAGGTTTTAAAAACACTCCTGTTCCAGCGGCTAAGTCTGAAACAAATGCAAAAGGTTTTAAGGCTGAAACGGTTCCGGATAAAGAGTTAACGGTTTCTCGGGAAACACCGACGAAGAAGAACGTCGTTAAAGCCAAAGGCATAACGACTAAGCCAGTTCCAGAAACCAATCCTATGCAACAGGGATTCCTTAATCCTGATGAGCAGGCCGCGTTGGATGAGTATTTACAGCGTACTGGCCAAGCACCGCGCGAAGAGGTATCGTATGGAGTGCGCAGACCAGAAGGCGAAGTTGGTATTAATCCTATGCAGAAAGGCCGTTTAGACCCGATTGAACAGCGTGATTTAGATTCATACCTGCACAGATCAGGGCAGACCAATTATAGAAGTAAACCTTATGGAATACAGCGGAAATAATTATGGCCAAAGGATTTTACCCACAATTTAATCTTGAACAGTCCGGGCAGACAGGCCGCGTCTTAAAAAATGCGGCGGTTGGGTCAAGTGTAAATCCTGAGAAAGAAATAGCACAGCAATCTATTTCAGATCAATCACAGAATTTTGGACTTTCGGAAGAGCAGTCACAAGCAATTGACGCGGAGAACGCCCAAGCTTATCAGGCGTTTTTACAATCCAAAGGTTTAGCACCTGAGCAGCAACAGCAGACCCGCGGTGTATCGGATTCGTTAAAAGATGTGAGCAAAAGTATTATCGGCGGGGGCGTTCAAGGTGTCGATATGGCGCTGGAAGGCGCCGCCCGGATTGCCGCTGGTGGAATTAACACCGCAGCAGAGGCCGTTGGCGCGGATTCACGGATAGAACTTGATCCGAACAATCCAATAAGACAATTGCAGAATGCCATTTTAGATAGCCGATCCAAAGAAGGTAAGGCACTTATTAATGATTCTCAGATTGAAGGTGACTTGTTTGACTTTTCTTCTTGGAAGTTGGGCAAAAAGTTTTCAGTTGAGGGCTTTTTAAATCAGGTCGCCCAAGGTGCCGGCCAAGTAGCGCCCCAATTAATTACCGCAATAGCTTTCGCGGGACTATCCTTGCCTGCTCAATTGGGGGTGGGATTCACTTCAGGTATGCTTCAAGGAGTAGCTGCGGGAGCAGATCAGCAGCATGATTATGTTATGGGGCTGGACAATGATTCCTTGGCCAAACAATCATCCTACTACCGTAGTTTGATTGCCTCCGGTGTTAGCCCTGATAAAGCTAAGTCCGCAACCGCCGATAAAGCGGCGACAGGCGGTGCTATTGGAATGGGCGCGGACACTGGATTAACCCAGGCAATGGAAAATGTTCTTGTCGCGGCTATTTCCAGAGGAAAATTAAAGTTACCCGGCAAAGCAAAGCTTAAACGTTGGGGGAAACTTAAAGCTGCTGGAGTCGGTGCTTTGACTGAAGGCTCGCAGGAAGTTTCTGAAGGTGCGGCCGCTCGCGTTGGGTCGAATATCACAGCAGGCATGGATCAAGCCATAACCGATAATTCTTTGAGTGATTTTGTATTGGGCGCTGCGGTAGGTGGTCCAGTAGGCGGCGGGTTGCATACCTTGTCACCCGGAAGTATTAGTAAAAAGAATAAAGACGATAAGTTAAAAATACCAACACGCAAAGATTCGGACCTTGCGGCTTTTACTGATTCGGATGCCTTTCCAGGAGATAGTAACATTCAGTTTGCTAAGGCGAGAGGCATACCGGAGCAGGCCGGGATACATGGGCCGCAGCAACCTATTGTACAGCCTGTAGGTTCAGGTATTGATAATACACGTTTACCGCCGCAGCTACCCGATGAATTGATTGCTCAACAAGCGTTAGAGCAACAAGCTCAAGAAGACGCCGCAAGGCATTTATTAGGGCGCGGTGTATTGCCTGAAGGACAAACGCCCCCAGTATTGCCAGCGGATCAGTTTGCTAAGGCGAGAGGCATACCGGAGCAGGCCGGGATATACGGACCACAACAACCTATTGATAACAGTATCTCAAATACACGTTTACCGCCGCAACTGCCTGAAGAACTATTAGCGCAGCAGGCGCAGCAAAAACAGGATGAAGAAGACGCCGCAAGGCATTTATTAGGGCGAGGAACATCGCCTGAAGACCAAGTACCTTTCCAACCACAACATCTACAAGGTGACAAAAATGAAGCTATCCAACCTAAAGAAAACAGCAACCCCAATCAGCAGGGAGCCGTTGAAATCCAGCAAAATATACCGGAACAAAATGCCGGGAGAACTGCCGGGACAAATGCCGGAAAAAATGCCGGGAGAAATACCGGAAGAAATGAAGGAAAGAAAAATGTCTCCAAAGATGAAGCGAAGCAAGGCTTACAAAAAAGAGGAAATGATGGAAGGCGAGTATTAAAACCTGAAGATAATTTAATAACGGCCATAGCAAAACTTGGCGGTGTCAATGCCCAAGAAGCAGAGCAGCAAGGCATTGACCCTGCCCATTTTAAAACGGCCAAGCACGGCATAAAGCGGGTCTTTCATAAGGGTAAAAAAGCGCAGACCTTTGACCAAATGGCTGAAACTTTGCGCGAGCATGGTTTCGTGGTGGATGGGGCTAATGATCTGTTAGATCAGATGTCGCGGTCACTAGACCAAGGTGAAAAGATTTACACACCTGAAGGAGCTATGACTAATCTCGACAATGAAGCGAAAGCTAAACAGTCGGATGATGCCGAGCAATTCAATGACAGGATTAACAGTCTTTTAGACCGGGCGAAGAAAACTGATCCTAAGTACCATGCCGGATTAAAGAAGCTTAACGCTGAGGGCAAGATAGATTTATCCAATATTAATGAGTTTGAAAAGGAACTATCTGATTTAACGGGTGATGAAGCAAATAATCTATCCTCTTACACTGAAGGAGACATCCAGCAGCGCGAGCAAAAAGATAAACAGCATAAGGAGAAAGAAAAACAAGCTATTGTTAAGGCTGAACAGAAGCGCAAAGCTGATCTTGAAGTGGGTACAATCATAGATGAAATGTTGGGAAACATAGGAACAGATGATATTTTTGACCAGAACAAGCGCAAGACTGAAACCAGTAAAGCCAAGACTGAAACCAGTAAAGCCAAGACTGAAACCAGTAAAGCCAAGACTGAAACCAGTAAAGCTAAGACTGAAACCAGTAAAGCCAAGACTGAAACCAGTAAAGCTAAGACTGAAACCAGTAAAGCTAAGACTGAAACCAGTAAAGCCAAGACTGAATCCAAATCAGACAAACCTAAGTCTTATGGTAAAGAGAACAAAATCTTTACCGAAGATGCTGCGGAAAAGGCGCGCGCTGTTTTACGCTCAAAATTAGGACAGTTAAATGTAGGGATTGATCCAGAAATAATGCAGGCTGGGCTTACTTTAGCTGGATTCCATATTGAGGCTGGAGCAAGGAGATATTCAGAATATACTAAACGTATGGTCGATGATCTCGGTGAAGCGGTAAAACCCTATCTAAGATCATTTTATGAATCAGTAAGACATTATCCAGGGTTCGATAATACTGGGATGGATACTGCTGAGACCATTGACGCATTAGATCAGAATAAAGGTGAAAGTAATGCAAGACAAAGTAATGCTGACAAGGTACCAAAAAGAGAAACTTTACAACATGATGCGGCAAGCACTGGAGGAAACGAACCCGGAACTATTTCAGCAGCTAATAAAAGCCAAGGAGCTGAGAACGTTCCTGGAGGAAAGAGCGGCACAGGTATTTCTGGAAATACAACAACTTCTGAAAGCGGGAATGCAGGACATGGAAGCTTTCAAGGTGGTAAGAGATCAAGTTCTACTTCTCAAGTAACCAAAGAACAGGAGAAGGATCAGAGTAGTGCAAAGCCTGAGCCTGATCCGAAAAGAAAGCTGGCTACAAAGCGTGCTGAAAATGCACTGGGTAAAATTAAAAAGACGCTTCGTAATGGCATTAAGATTATAGGCAACGGTCTCCCGGTGGATTTCACCAAGACCGGGGCTGTATCACTAATTGGTAAGCAAGTAGGAAACATTGAGGAATTGGCTGTATTGGCTCAGGTGTACCGAAATTCTGCCTTTGAAACTTTTAGAGTGTTCACTGTTAAGCAAGGTAAGATCGTCGGACAAACGGCTGTAACATCAAGAGTTCCCGGCTATTCCGCAGTGACTATAAGGAATAGACCCAATGAGAAAGACTACGATTATATTCGTGAATTGATTAAAGATACTGATGCAGATGGATATTATATTCTGCATAATCATCCTTCTGGAAGTCCAGACCCAAGCACAGCAGATATAAGATTTACTCGAAATTTAGCCAGTAAAGTACCTGGATTAATACATCATGTTGTTATTAATCAGACGCATTTTGGGTCAATCTCATCGACAGGAGAAACATTAGTTGATGACTTGCCGAAGAGGATAACAAACGACAAAGGCCGGTATGATGTCAATAATCCTTTAGTTCCCCATGATCTTTTAGGAGCAGAAATAAGATCACCCGAAGACTTGGTTAATATTGGGAAACAGATAACGGCGGGTAATACTTTTCAGATTGTAACAATCACACGATCTGGAATACGCGGAATCTTTGAAGTTCCTATAGAACAATTTAAAAAGCTATCTGCGTTAAAGATGCAGGCCATTATATCTAAAGTGGCCTTAGCGTCCGGTGGTCAGTCTATATTCTTAACCAATATACCCGTAACGTTATCCAAGACACAGTTAAATTTATTGCATAAATCTATCCGTTCCGATCTTATTACTGATGCTGTTAATACTGATGGACAATCAATACGGGATGATACACAGGGCGGAATTTTCCCAGAACCAAACCACACGTTTGGACGTAGAGAAAGGGGCGGATTACAAGTCCGGGAAGACACCGCCGAACGGGAATATACAGTAGACCAACAATCCGCACGGGCTAAAGTAGGGCCATTGCCTAAGCCCGGTGTTTTTGCCAAAGTATCAAAGTCTATTAATACGTTGGTTGATGAAGGCTGGGCAAGATTTATATTGCGATTCAGGCAAAGCACGGTCGATCAATATGCCTCCTTCAAAGATATTCTTGGTGATGTAGATTTATGGAAACTGAGTAATATTTCTGAATCTGCCGGGGGTGCTGTTGAAGGGCTACTGAAGTTCAGTGGAATTAAACTGACTAAGTCTGGCATTATAGATGCAGATGAGACTATACAATCATTCCAGGAACTCGCTAAACCTTTAGGCACTGAACTTGGTGATTTTCTTTTGTGGATTGCAGGGCATAGAGCGAACCGTTTAAAAGGTGAAGGCCGGGAGAACTTATTTACCGAAGATGAGATTAAGGCCATGATGCGTTTAAATGTTGGTCACATGAATGATGATCCTAATGCGCCTTTACGCTCAGAGGTTTATGACGAAGCTCGGAAGGGATTTGAAGAGCTTAATGATTCAGTTATTAAAGTAGGCGTTGAAACAGGCGTACTGGACCCGGCTACCGCCGAAATATGGCGGCAAGAAGGTTTTTATGTACCTTTTTACAGAGTGCTTGATGAAGAAGGCGAGAGTGCTTTTAGTTTAGGTGGACGCGGTAAAGTAATTAATCAAACGGCTTATAAAAAGCTCAAAGGCTCCAATAAGAACGTCCAGGACTTGCTGATCAATGTCACTATGAACTGGCACAGAATACTGACGGCTTCTTTAAAGAACCAAACAGGAACGAGAGCGATAGACCTTGCTGTAAAGATGGGACTTGCTAAAAAAATCCCAAACTCTCTACGCAAAGCCGGGGATGTATTTATAAGACGCGGGGGGCATGAACAGTATTACCGGCTGGATAAAAATAGTTCAGATGCTAAGCTTGTGCTGGAGTCTTTGCAATCCTTGGAACCACTCTATTTGCAAGGCCCGCTGATGGATGCCGCGAGAGGCGCCAAACGGCTGTTGACGTTTGGTGTAACGGCTTCACCTGAATTCAAAATGCGTAATTTAATTAAAGATTCTATTCAGGCAATGGCGGTTTCCGGTGTATCGACCAATATTGTTAAAAATGTAGCTCAAGGATTTAAACATACCGGAAAAGGCAACAAGACTTTAGCCAGGATGATAATATCCGGCGCTGCGTTTGGTGATTCAGGATACATTCATGGCAGTGATCCTAAAGCTATACAGCGGGAGATAGCAAACGATGTGGATGAAAGCCTTATCCTCACACCTAAAAGTGTACTTAATAAAGTGTGGCGTGGGTATCAGGATTTTGGCGCACGGTTAGAGAATGTTAACCGGGCAACTGAATTTGCTAATAAAGCCGATGTGGATTTACTTGACGCTGTCTTTTCAGGCAGGGATCAGTTAGATTTTAGCAGAACAGGAACCAGCAATATAGTCCGTACTCTAGCACAAACAGTATCATTTCTTAATGCCAGGATGCAGGGGCTTGATAAATTGGGCAGAGCAGCGGTAGACCCGAACCAAAAAAAACAATTCTGGTCGGTGATGATGAGCTACGCGGCGTTATCAATAGCGGCCTATATAGCTATGAAAGACGATGATGACTATAAAGAAGCGGAACAGTGGGAGCGAGACAGTTATCACCTTTTTAAAATACCGCTACTGGATAACAGTCCAATGTTCAGATTGCCAAGGCCTTTTGAAGTGGGATTCTTCAGTGCTATGGCTGAACGGGCGGTAGAACAAATGGTTAATGATGATGTTCATGGTGAACTTTTTGCCAATCAAATATGGCATGGGCTAACAAATACGCTCTCACTTAACCCGGTTCCACAGGTCATAAAACCTTTTTCAGAAATTTACGCTAATCGAAATTCTTTTCTGGATCGGCCTATTGAGCCGGAGTATATGAAAAACTTATCTCCTGAGCTTCGTAAGCGTGCATGGACTTCACAGACTGCAATTGGATTATCCAAGGCATATAATACGATTGCTTGGGAATCCGTTGAATTGTCACCGTTACAAATGGAGTTCTTAGTCAGGTCTACGCTTGGGTGGATAGGTGCTTCAGCAATGGGCGCTACGGATTATATCTTTAATAACGCTACAGGACGAACAACGCCGGACTTAGAGTTGGGGCAGATACCACTATTAAAAGCCGTGGTAAGGCAGCCACAGGCCAGAACAACGCAGTATAATACATCTTTTTACGATAACCTTAAGGATATGGACCGGGCTTTTGCTGATATAAAGAAGTACCGGGAGGATAAAAAGTCCACTGAATTTATCCAGGAATTCAAGCGTGAGCATTTTACAGACCTAAAGCTGCGTAAATCTTTTAATAGAGCGTCGCGTAGAATGGCATCACTTAATAAGAGGATCGCAAGAATTACCGCAGATGACACCGGGCGAATATCCGGTAGTCAAAAAAGGGATAAGATAAGAGACTTAAATTCACAACGCAATGCTATAGCGGAGCGTATGAGTAAACTTAAAGAGAGGCAAGAGCAATGAGTGAAGAACACAATTTTTCTAAAATGACGAAAGACGAACTGGCTAACTTCGTATTGTTTGAAGGATTAGAAGTTGAACTCGATCTATCGCAGCGCGTAACAGATTTGCGTAAGATCGTGGAAGCGGTTTATGAATTGAGCCTTGAGGGTGAACCTGATCCTACAGAGCCTAAAGCTGCACCTGAAGGGTCTGAAGTTGTATTAACTAATCCTGATGGCACAATGCGCCGGGTAAGGAATAAAAAAACTGGGCATGAGTTTGAATTTACCGAGGCCATGCAGGAGCATGTTGATAATGGATTAGTAGAATTTATTGACTGAAAATTATGGCTATTAAAACGGTCGATAACTTAATTCTTGATGCCAGTAGTGATATTTTAGACCCTGGTAAAACCCGTTGGACAGATGCCGACTGGCTACGTTATATCGACAGAGGCTACCGGGCTATAATGAACTACCGCCCGGATGCTTTTACTTCAGTAGTTGGTATGTCCCTTGTGCCAGGAGTTAAACAGACTTTACTCGCTACGGATGGCAGCCGGTTTTTAAAGATACTGCGAAACGTCACTTCACCAGAAACAAGTAATCCGGTTTTTGTAAATTTTGATTACATTCGTGACCTTTCAGAATACTGGTCCGGTGATGCCGCCAATGCTGTTGTTAAAGAATTTTCCTTTGATATAGCAGACCCAAGAACCTTTTATGTTTACCCAGCGCAGCCGGCTGCGGGCATGGGTACTGTAGAGATACAAGTCACCCGCCCTCCGGTGGATGCCGCATTAGGGGGAGCATTGGATTTACCAGACAATTATTATGATGCACTGCTTAATTACATTATGTTTTTGGCCTATGCGAGAGACTACGACCAAAAGAAAATGGAGCATTTCAAAATATATCAAACGCTGATGGGTGTTAAGACTCAAAGCGATAGTGTAGTAACGCCAACAGAAGCAACCACATAAGGATAATCTATGGCAACTTTCGATCAATTTTATGCTTTTATTCGTGCTGATGTACCGGGCTGTCCAAGTCCTAGAATGAAGCAGGCATTACTACTAACGGCAATTGACTTTTGTGATTTGTCTGAAGTTTGGCGGTTCAATATTCCGGCCCAGGACATGACGTCCGGGCAGAGTATCTATCCTTTAACAGCTGAAACAGATGCGCGCGTGTCCAGACCGCAAAGAGTTTTATTGAATAAGACTGAGTGTAATGGGGTGAGCGAACAGTACTTAGATGCCCGGTTTACTGACTGGGAGAAGCTTCCTGATACGAAAGAGCCAAGGGTTTTTATCAGTCGTAAGCCTGGTGAAATAGAATTTGTCCAAACGCCGAACTTTACGCATACATTAGGACTTGAAATTACGACTGTGCAAGTTCCAGCTATAACAGCGTTAACGCTTCCTGATTTGCTCTATACGGATTATCTCACCGCGATAACTGACGGTGTACTGGCAAGACTTAAGCGCGCTTCAAGGAAAGATTCGTGGTTCGACTCAAGAGCCGCGTTGACTCACCAGGGCGAATATTTAAAGAAACGCCAAGGGGCCTTTGGAAAAACTTTAGGTGGCAATGTCAGGATGAGTGATATTGTGGCGCCAAGGTCATTTGTTGGACGATTGGCGCGAAGTAATTACTAATATAGCATTATTATTTGGTGTCTATGTCTGCTATTTCTTCGGGCAATAATTGTTCGTTCATGTATTCTGATTCGTTCTTTCGCGCCAAGACTCTTGAATAGGACTCAAATCTAAAGGTTTTATAATTGGTTTTCCGCACCCAGGGCAGAATTTAAAAGGAAAATTATCATCCTCTGTTTCGTGTGTAAATAAAAATGTGAACTTGCAATCCGCGGTATAAATTCCTTCTCTATCCATACGCCATAGGCAAAATCTGTTCGGGCCGTCTTCTTGGTGGTGTAGCTCATGGATAGCTCGGCGTAAGTAGATGGCTTGATCCAAGCATTCTTCTAGTGCATGTTGCAGCCACTTTTCCAAATCCAAATCTTCGCGCATCATATCAACGTTATACTTATTCAGTCCGAACTTGGCACGCTGTTCTATTAGTTCTATTACTTGATCTTCGATGTAAGACATTTTATTTTCCTATAATTTTTTCACACATAATATTAATTTATGGGTTGTAAGGTCTTCGTTAAAAGTTATCTCATATTCAGGAGGAATTAAACCTTCCTCAATCGGACAGAAAAGATGTGATGTTCCGATAAATTCAAAACAGTCATTATAAAATAGGTGTTCCACTCTAAGCGGAACAAAGCCTAAGTCTTTGAATAGCTTTGGGGCAATACAACTATTAACGACTTTTGTTTTTAGATAAAATTTACCTACTCTTCTTTTCATATTATTCATAATCAATGGATACATCATGCTTGCCTTCTTCGTAAAGAGAACAGTGTTTTGAAAAAACATCAAGGCATGCTTCTTGAGAATTTAGTCGTCCACGCTTTTTACAAAACTGTACTTTGTCGGGGAGTGATGTGCCATAAGATACATCACGCAGCCAATAAACTTTGCCGTCATCGTTTATTTGCTTTTTGCAAAAAATAAACGCTGTTTCAAAGTCTAAAAACTTGCAAGCAGTGAATTTCTTTTCCATTACATTTCTTCAAGAGTAGAGGATTGGTGCTCCTGCTTTGAGTAGGGCTCTTGATCGGGGCAATACTGATTCCATTCACGCATTTCCTGAGCTGTTGGGTTTTTGGATTGATGCTCTATTTTGGTATAGCAGGTTTGATCGGGGCAAGAAACATTCCATCTGCGAATTTCTGAAGCTATGGGGTTAGTGGATTTGTGTTCCTCTTTGGTGTAGGGAGTTTCGTCTGGACAGTCAACATTCCACCAACGAATTTCCAAAGATGCGGGGTTAGTGGATTTGTGTTCCTGTTTGGTGTAGGGGGTTTGGTCGAGATAACCAAGGTTCCAAAGACGCATTTCCCAGGTTGTGGGGTTAGCGGATTGGTGTTCCTGTTTGGTGTAGGGGGTTTGAGCTGGGCAATCAATATTCCATTCACGTATTTCTTGAGCTGTTGGGTTAGTGGATTTATGCTCATCTTTGGTGTAGTGGGTTTTGTCTGAGTATCGCTGATTCCATTGACGCATTTCATCGGGCGTGTGTGTGGTTTTCATAATTCTTCCTCGGTATATGGGGTTTGGTTGGGACAGTCATTATTCCACAAAACCATTTCAGAAGTTATTGGATTAGCGGACTGGTGTTGGTGTTTGGTATAGGGAGTTTGACCGGGACAATCAGTATTCCACCAACGCATTTCCAAAGCTGTCGGGTTTTTGGATTGGTGTTCCTGTTTGGTGTAGAGGGTGTAGAGGGTGGAGAGGGTTTGCCTGCACCAATAAAAATTCCATTGACGCATTTCCGGAGCTGTGGGGTTAGCGGATTGGTGTTTTGTCTTGGTGAAGGAAGTCTCATCTGGAAAATGTTTAGTCAATTCAAGCATTTCCTGAGCTGTGGGGTTGGAAATTTTCATAAGCTCTCCTCGATGTAGGGTGATTAGTGTAATGATGATCCTGTTTGGTACGGTAGGTCTGATTCCCTGTTGATGCTGATATTGGTATAGGGAGTTTGATTGGAACAGTCCTGATTCCACCAACTCACTTTCTAAAAATCAGACAGGTTTATGCCTGAAAAAAGCATGCTGCCTGGACGAATGTGGCCATGCAAATCAATTTGATGGTTTTCTACCCATTCTTTTACACAACGTCTTACCAAAACGTCGTCTTCGTAAGCGTCCATGCTTACAACAGAAGTGTGGAGGTATTCATACCCTTCTGTTGCGAATGCGTGGTGATAGTCAGCACCACGCTTTAATGATGTTTTCAGCGTAACTTCTACGCTAAAAAAGTCTAAATCCTTTTTCCAGAAAAACCTACCTGGTTGTAGATAATTTGGTCTGAAGCCCAACTTGTCTCTAAGTTCTCTTGAGTCCGCAGTCCCTTCTGGGACTACCACTACTTTTCGTCCCACGAATCCCTTCATTGCAGCTTCAGAGTTTTGCTCTGAAGCTGCAACTAAAAATAATTTTTTTGAAGTTATCATTTTAGTTATACCATTCGATTTTTGAGTACTGTTTTTTAGCCTTGGCTTTTTCAGCGTTTACATAAGCTTCGAGCGCGTCTAATCGGTCAAAAGCTTTTATCGAACCACCCACCAGCGCTTTGCGCCAGACTGTTTGAGAGTGCCTCAAATCAATTATTTTTGAGTCCATTTCGACAATCTTCTGCTCAATAGTCCAAATCCAACCCGACAAAGCAATTATCACAAGGAATGCTACTTTGAGTAGAATATGCTCCACTCTTATACTATCACCGGGTGATTGGGCAGATTGATCGAATCTTTCTTTAAATGTTGCTTTCATTTTATATATCCTCAGTTTATTTTTGTAATTTATGATTCAATTTATATGGGGAATCCAGACAGGTCTTCCATTATTTCACTGTATTTTATTGCTTTATCTAAAGGAAACTCAGATAGAAGATTTTTAATAGCCTCTTCTTTAGTAGAAGCGTCGCCTACAGTATAAAAAGCTAGGGAGTAATCTAAACATTCTTGGCATTGACATTCAACGCCATAAGAAATAACGCACTTATTCTCCTTAATCCTTGACAGGATTATTTTTTCTTCTCTTTTTCTGGCCCGTTTTTTTAGCAAAACTATTGCAAGCTCTTTGCGTATACCACCGCAAGCAAACTTTATTAAATCATCCACGTTAATTATCCTCCTGAAGCTTTGGAACAAATCCCAACGCATCAACTAATTTCTCGACTTCTTCCTTAGCGTAGTAATAAATCTCTTCATAAGGCAACTTGCGCTTTATTCCGTCTTGTAACGCTAGTTTTAATTTTTTTAATACTTTGGCATTTGTTTCATTGGTAAAGTCTTTTATACACACATCATCTCTTGACATCATATTTAGCTCTCCAATTAAAGAATCAAGCGTGTCAAATATTTGAGCTTTAGTTATATAATTCCTAAAAATATCGGTTACATCAACAGGCGAAAGATCAAACCATTCACCAGATATATGTTTATCTGCATAGTCTTCGTGTAATTCTTTTTCTATTTCTTTTCCACCTCGTATTGTCACACAAACCTCTATGAAGTTTTTATTACCTACTTGAATAGCTTGCAATCTACTCCTAATATTAGACGTACAACCTATTTTGTAACCACCTCCATTTGATACCATAATATATGTGGTATCGGGCTCTATGCTAGGTGTAAATTCTGGTTCGTATCCTTCTCCATCACCAAACCCCTTAAATAAATAAATGGTTTCCAGCATCGTTACGACTCTAGGACTTAGCAGGAATTGGTCATACTCCTGCCCCATTCTTGTTTTGAAAATTGATGGTATTATTTCATCTGTTATACCATGAGTGGACAGCCTTCTTATTGTCTTAAGTAGTGTCCTATGCGGGACATCTAACATTTTAGAAACCAACACCGATGTGGTTAAAATATCTTTTCTTATCACATGTACTATGTCATTATTCATTAGCATTATCCGTTATTTAAAAATACTATATTAACAAACTTACGCAACTATGACATAACAAATTATTTAAGTGTACAAGTCGCTTAATTTTTATATTCAATATTCCAAAAGCTCTTTGCTGATAACTTCGCTTTTGCTGCTTTTTTTAGTTATGAGTTAATTTATGGCCTTATATACTTTATTAGTGCTGCAATAGCGCTAACCGTACAGCCTCTTCATTATTATTCATAGCGTTAGCGAGCAAGGAAATGTCATTGTGAATTTGATCTCGTTTCTTTAATTGCTCCTCGCTAGAAGTTTGCCAGTCACTAACCCCGCATTTTTCTTTTATCTGTTTTGCGACAACCGAAACAAATTTGTAAAATTCTTTTTTGTTGCCATGATGTGCATAAAGGCTACCACACATTTTCTTGTACGAATTTCCGCTAGCGTTTCTATTTGCAAGCAACTGGTCATACATCCACTTGTATGCTTCAATCTTTAACTTTGGGCTTATTGCAAGAGCAAGATCGATAAAAAGGAATGGATGAACCCATGTTTTTTTATCTCTTGAAATAGCGTTCCCATATTCCTCTTTCAACTCTGCTATAAACTCAACTGTAGATTTTGATTTCAACCACATTGAAAGATTGAAAAGGGGCATATCTTGTCCAATTCTCCATTTATTACCAGCTTTTACTAGATCCGTCGCAGAAAAAAACTCAGATTTGCTTTTTTGTTTGATCTCCACCCCAAACAATTCTCGTTTCATAATGACTTCTGTTTTCATTTATATTGACTCCGATTCCAGTTAACTAAAGATTTAGTACAATATTATTACATCAGTTTTCTGATGTCAAGTTTTTGTACTAAAAAATTATGTTAATTTCACCGCCCTGACGTGGGCGGTATTTCTCGTATCCATAATCTTCAGTTTTATTTTAGATATTCAAGCAAAGCTCTTTGCGTTTTACACTTAGCATCAAGCGCCTTTTTAACCGCGAGATCAATTGTATTCTTCGCCCCGCTTAATTTTTCTATTCAATAGCCAGGTCTTTGCTGATAACTTCGCTTTCGCCGTGTAGCTCTGCGAATAGTTCTACTTTTGTTGCCTGTTTTCTAACAATCTTTCCAGCTTCGCGAGTAATTCTATATTTAGGTTGTTTCTTGTATCGTTGGAATGCTTCAAGTTCAATCCTGAATTTTTTAAATTGTTGAATGATTTTTTTCTTAAATTGTACAACTGTTTTATTATTCCTTAATAGTGTCCCTAAAAACATAAATTGATCCTCATCTAACATATATTCATTAGCAGCGCGCCCACCAGTAGACTTTAACTTTCGCGTCTTTAAAACGCTAAAGTCAGCAAAATAAGATTTGTATTTTTCTAAATTATATCTTATTGACTAATAAACCTAATAAAGACTTTATTTTAGATATTCAAGCAAAGCTCTTTGCGTTTTACACTTAGCATCAAGCGCCTTT